TGAAGAACAAGTTTGATCCTTCAGTGATATCATCAGTAGAAGCATCAAGATCGATTTGGCCACCAACATAAGACAATCCCAAACCTACAGAGATAGCAGCTTGTGCACGTGCTTCTGTGAAATAAAGATTGTTGATGCCTTCGCTGATGCCATCGCTATCAACATCAAGAGAGAAGACACCATTCGCGGCATCATAAGCAAGACCAGTGCCAGCAGAAAAGAAACCTTTGATCTCAGCTTGATCAGCAGTGATCTCACCGGTAGCAGCATTGTAGTTGACACCAGCAGAAGCAGACAAAGCAGCGCGAACCTCTGCATCAGATACAGATTGTCCCTCGATCTCTGTAAAGTCAGTTGTATCACCGTTAGCACCACCATTGTGGATCCAAGTTTGTGCACGACCGGACACTGCTGTCAAGATGATGATATCACCTTCTTGCTTTTCATCACCGTTTGTATAGTTTGCACTAACCCAAGCAGACAAAGATGCAGCTACAGTATCAACAGATACATCTGTGATAGTTAGGGGTTTCAATTTCAATTTGAGTTCACCGGATTCAGTTACTAGTTCTGCATAGTTTGCACTGTCAGCAGCAATGCCCACAACAGAGTTAGCCTTGAGGAATCCGCGAGTAATTGCGTGAGAATCTTGTGATGGGCTTTGATTGAGTTGTACTGCCCCTTCGAATACGTTTGTCGATGCTAAGAATTGCATGATCTCTCCATGTTATTTGTTGATTGTTAGTGATCGTTTTGATCTCACATATCTTATCTCACAATAATGGTACCCGTCTTTGCATTCGCGAAAGTCACCACAAAAGAATGTGTATCTATATGATGTATGTCCGCAAAGACAAGATTGTCATCGATGAGCACTTGCACTGTGGGTATATATCCCAGGCTATGTGTGATAGTTACTTGTCGCGAGTTCACAAAAGTATATACTTTTGGCTCTGTCTGTGGAAAAAATATTGCTTGCATGTTGTACCTCTGTTGTGTCTTTTACTCTTCCATGACCAGTGTCACTTTTCCGAGTGCACTTGCTTTTGTGGCCACATAGATTTTTGTCTGTTGATTTGTACCTCTCCCCAGGTTGAGAGAAATATATCCATCTTTGGATATAAAGAAGCGCGGCTCTGCATTGATGGGGACACCATCAGTCCCATAGAAAGACACGTATAGTGCACTTTCATCGCTACCGATTGTCACATGCTTGCACTTGCTTGGCAGAAATACCTCAAGCCAGGATGGTGTTGCATCAAAATTTTTGATCACCGGGAATGTGTTTTCTGATTTATAATTTAGACTCATTTTTGTCTCCATGCGCTTTTGATGGCATCGCGGTTTGCTTTGTAAAACTCAAAGTCATCTTGTGCTCTCTTGAGCATGTCTGTGGATTGCACTGGTGTGGGTTGTGCTCCAGTGTTTGTCTTTGGTGGGAGTATTACTGGAGTGTCAGCACTCTTTTGCACCGGTGTGGGTTGCACTGCTTCTGTGGTGGCCGCTTCTGCTGTGTCCACTTTTATGTGTGGTCGGAGTGTCAATGGGATTGTATCGGGATTGCTTTTGATCTCCTTGATCCACTCCTGGAGTGATACTTGATCTTTTTTTGCTTTGCTTTGCATTGCTTTGTCATACTGCCACTCAACAAGATCACGGATCTCAGCATCTTGGAAACCAGCATCAGCCATCGCAGTATGTCGGCTGTATCGGTTATTTGCTTTGTCAAGATCTTCCCCAAGCTTTTGCAGTTGTGCATTGAGACTGTCAATCTTTGCAAGTTCTCCGCTTTGTGTATCAAGTTTGTCTTGCAGCTCTTTGAGTTGCTCTTCTGCTGTGAGTGCTCTGGATGATAGCTTTTGGATGCGCTCCTTGAAAGCATTCTCCATTTCACTTTTCAAAACGTATTCTTCACCTTCATGGCTTATTGTCTTCATGTTGTACCTCGTTTGTGTGTGTTAGTCTATGTTGTTTATGTTGTATATATTCTTTCATGAATATGAGTGCAAGGTCTTTGTTGTCCCATCTTTTTTCCCTTGCAATGTCAATGTATTGCTCAAGTTGCCAAAATGGGAGCCAATGATCGCAGAGGTTGAGCAGTTCCATTGTCCGAGATCGTGTCATCGAGTACACACACTCTGGATGCACCACTCTGATAGTCTCCACGAGCGAACACTCATAGAACGTGCTCAACCATTCCACTTTTGCTTTTGTGTGATCCATCGGATCACAACATTGTTGGCAAATCATTGGTTTCATAGGAATTCGGCTCGCTCTCTTCTGATTTGTAGCAAATATTCTCTTGCTTCTTTTGCATCCATGTCATCATACATCATCATGATGGCCGTGACTGGAGAGATCAACCCCGCGCTCATCTTTGCGATGATATCTTCACGTTGTGCACGCATTTCTTCCGGTGTCAATGGCAAAGAGTGATATGATACTCTGTATCCATCTTCTGCAAGAGATGTCCCCAGAAAACGATTGCATAGCATTGCAGTCTTTGCGAGCAGTTCTTCATCACCGATGCGGAAAACTGGTGCAAATTTCTTTTGGGCATCTCTTTGGCCGCTGCGAGACACAGCAAGTGCATACCCACTGCGAGCATCCCCACTCTGTCTTGATATGTCACTGCTTGATAGTCCAGCAGAGAGTGCAACGCGCATCTCATATTTTGAAATAGACTCGAGCAAGTCTGCGGGATCTGTTGCAATACCAAACTGCCCCACAAGTGCTTGACCGGTTGCATCGGGATCTTGTTGGAATACCAATATCGATGATGGATCGGTTGATATGCTTGCTCTCCTTGCAATGTCTCCAGGAGACATTTGATTGAGTCCACTTACAGTCAAGCCCGCGATATACTTTTGTGACCACGATGCAGATTTCACCAAGTGTGTCCACATACTGTACAATACTGCGCTTGTGAGTGATCCGTATACCATCTGCGATCCACTCCATGCGTCCCAAAGATGTCCGGTCTTTTCCGCATGATACAATACCACAGGTAAGAATGGGACCCCATTTTGATCGCGATATGGATATGCACTACCGGTCAATGTGGGGACACCCATATACTCAAGAGATACATCGGCTCCAATACTACCATCTTGTGCTATCTCATAGATGGCCATCGATGGATTTTGCATGTCTCTTATATCCAATACATCCACACTCCACACGTGATCTCCGTTGCTTTTCTTGCGGAGTCTGTACTCTTGATAGTACACTGGGATATCTGGTTGATCGGGATGCGCTTCAGCGTATACAAGATCACTTGTTACAAGTCTATACAACACTGGTGATACTCTTGGCAACACTTGATCGGGATTGATGTCAATGCGCACAAAAGCCTCTCGCATACCGATGACCATCTGTTGCGTGCGTTGCATAAGTTGCCATAAGCCAGCTTTTGTTACGATGCCCTCACGCCCAACAAGCACATCAACATCGCTCGTGCTGTGTGTTACTGATGGTGTCTCATGATATAGGACACTCAGTTGTCTGATGATTTGCTCGAAAGGATTCGAGGACATATCACTTGGCCCCCATGCTTCTCTCCTATCTGGTGGGAGATGTCTTGCGAGTTCATCTTCAAGATCTTCTTCCCAAGCACCCAAAATCATTCTCTTGCGTAGACTGCTGTGGTCCCATCTTGCTTGCTCACTGCCACTCATCGCGAGCGGTTTCATCGGTTTGTTTGTATACATATCAATATATCCTCAAGTTTGTTATTTGTGGTGTGGTAAATCTTGTACTTTCAAGTATGGGTGTGACCGCGTAGCGCATTGCATCCACACAGTGTCCCCACTCATCTCTCGATCTTTCGCTTTGTGTCTGTTTCATGGTCCACCTTTGGATCGATTGTATTGTGCGTGTACACTTGGGATGTATGAAAAACTGGTTACGGGCCATGACACTATGTATCATAGCACTCCCGTAGTATACACTATATCTAGGCTTTTTGATGGTTCGGATTCGGAATGGCAATTGTGGCATTCGCAAAATACTTTCAAATGCACGCATCAACAATGAGTTACTCATTTTACCGGTCCCATTGGCATCACCACGATGCACGTTATCACCTGTCCACACACATTGTGCTGGTTGTACACCGTTTCGATTCAGCATTTCAAGCACTGCACGTGCGTGTGCTTCCGGTGGTGCTGCTCCACTTATGTATTCATCCAATACATACACCCACGGGTTTTGTGGATCACGCATATTGATTGCAGCCAAGATTGCAATTTGCGTGTTGGGTTGTGATCCGTGATCGATGCCCACTGCCATTTCATAGTTGGCTGGTGGTGGTGGATATGATGATATCATTGTTTCAGCAAAACAATCGAATACCCTTCCTTCTGGAACGCCAACCACCCAATCACCATTCAACCTGGCATTCCTATCGATTGGCAAATATGTGTTGGATATTCTATCGATTGTTTCTT